TGATGTCTTTGTGTTCTGGTGCTATAATAGCAAATAGTTCTTTCTCATGGTGGGGTGCTTGGTTGCAGAACAATCGTGGAAAGGTCATTGCCCCAGACCCTAAAAAGTGGTTTGGTTCATCAATGACGCATTTAGATACATCAGATATCGTGCCTGATCGTTGGTTAATTAAGGAATGGAGTAAGTAATGCTTGACTACAAAACTTTAGATTACAAAAATGATGTTGGAGCAGGAGGTTTACAAGACATTTATGCTCTAATGGTTTTTGGTAAAGAATACAAAGGAACTTTTATTGATATTGGATGTCGTCATCCAGTATACCATAACAATACATACCTTCTCGAAAAATATGGTTGGAAAGGTTATGCTGTTGATCTTGCCAATTACACTGTAGAGTGGAATACATACAGACCAAACACTGTGTATGAAAATAAAAATGCTTTTGACGTAAATTATGAAGAGCAGGTCAGCAAATTAAATAATAAACCATTGATAGACTTTCTTTCGATTGATCTTGAAGTTCCTGGTGAAAGATTTAATATTCTTAAAAGAGTTTTTGATACAGGATATGAATTTAAAGTAATTACAATTGAACATGATGCTTACTGTCATCCAGTAGAATCTGAAAAGATTCCTCAAAGAGAATTCTTGACAGAGAAAGGTTATGTTCTTGTTAGAAAATGTGAGGTGATTGAAGATTTTTGGATTAATCCTAAGTACATTAATAAAGAACAATATGAAATATTGATACAACATAATACGGGCAATCCAGAAATTCATCCTTGGAGATTTTTAAAAGGTCTTGAATATGATTGGACACATTTTTATGATAAAATTGATCTTAAAAACTTATGACTATATCATTTAACGGGTTAGGTAATGAAGGTAGATTGGGCAATCAATTGTTTCAGTATGCCTTCATTCGTGGTATGGCAGCAAAGTGTAATTTTGATTGGATGATTCCAGAATCAGATGCTCCTAGATATGATAATTATGGATTATTTGATTGCTTTGAATTGTCTGGATGTAAGCAAACAGGTGAAAGTAATTTTCCTACAATAGAATGTCGAGACACTTTGTTTCATCAAGAATTTTTTGATGAGTGTGGAGATAATACTAATTATTCTGGTATATATCAAACAGAAAAATACTTTGAACATATTTCAAACGAAATAAGAAAAGATTATACATTTAAAAAAGGATATTTAAATCCATGCAAAGAATTTATCGACAGTCTTGGTGGGAAAGATAATTGTATTTTTCTTCATGTTCGTAGAGGTAATCCAAATGTAACTGGACGTAGAGGGGAGAAATGGTCATATCAAATGTTACAGGAGTTTCATCCTTTATGTAAACCAGATTATTATTTAAAGGCACTCAAAGAATTTTCAGAAGATAAAAATGTTATAGTTGTATCAGATTTAATTGATTGGTGTAAACGTCAAGAGTGGTTGCAAGGGGATAGATTTCATTTTTCTGATTCATCTTATGAAACGTTTGGTGATGGTGCTAGTGTTCCTTATGTGGATTTATGTTTGATGTCGCTTTGTAGTGGTGCTATCATTGCTAACTCATCTTTATCTTGGTGGGGTGCATGGTTACAAAATGATACAGGAAAAGTTATTGCACCAGAACCTTGGTTTGGTTCAGCAAATGCACATCTTGATACAAAGGATATGATTCCAGATAGATGGATAAAAATTTATAATGATCCTACACCAATTCCACCAGTTTCATGAATCTAACATTTTTAATTCCAGTAAAACTTGAATCTGAAGATAGAGTCAGAAATTTAATTACTGTCTTGACATATCTTTTAACTAAATTTGACGCAAAAATCATAGTAAAAGAATGCGATACTGAGAATAAATTTTCAAAACTTATTATGCCATATCTGGTAAAAAGATTTGGTATCATTAGTCATAGATTTGATTACATATATGAAAAACAAACCACTAATTATTTTCATAAAACTAAAATACTAAATGATCTGATTCAAAAATCTGATACTGAAGTGGTCTGTAACTATGATACTGATGTCTTACTTCCAATCACAAGTTATACTCTAGCATATGAAATGATAATGAGAGATCAATGTGATGCAGTATATCCTTATGGTTGTGGAATATATCAGAAAGCAGTTAAGTATGATAATAACATATTTGATAATTTTATTAACTCAGATTTAGATGTAAAACAATTGGATACATATAGTAGTTCAACTTGCTCAACAATAGGATGGTGCCAGTTTATTCGTAAAGAAAATTATATTCATTCTTATATGATGAATGAAAACTTTCACGCATGGGGACCAGAAGATTGTGAACTATATTATAGACTAAATGTATTAGGAAATAGAGTAGTCAGAGTAAGTGATTACGTTTACCATTTAGAGCATGGTAGATCTACTGACTCATGGTTTAGTAATCCTATGTGGCAAAGGAATACTGAATTGTGGAATTGGATTAGATCTCAATCTAAAGAGGATCTTTTAAGATATTATGAATCACAAGATTATGTTAAGAGGAGGAGTGCATTATGATTGGATTTAACAATCTCGGTAACATGGGTAGATTGGGAAACCAGATGTTTGAGTATGCAGCATTAAGAGGTATTGCAGCAAATAAAGGATATGATTGGTGTATTCCACCATTTACTAATAAAGGTATAGAAAATTATAGTTTAGATCGAGCATTTACTTTACCGTCAGTAACTAGGACTAATTTAAAATTATTAGATAACGGATATGCACCAGTTGTAGGAGAGAGGCAGTTTCATTTTGATGAGGAATTATTTAATCTTTGTCCTAATGAAATTAGTTTAAATGGTTTCTTTCAAACAGAAAAATATTTTAAAAATATTGAAAATGAAATAAGGAATGAATTTACATTCCATAGTGATATAATAGAACCATGTAGGGAAATGATAAATTCATTAGACTCTGCACCTATATTTTTACATGTTCGTAGAGGAGATCCTAATTTAGTAGATCCTCGTGGTTTTAAGTGGTCATATACAGAGTGTTCTGATCAGCACCCTCCACAATCCCTTGAGTACTACGAAAAGGCATTACAAGCATTTCCAGAAGATACACCAGTTATTGTCTGCTCAGACTCTCCTGAGTGGGTACAGGAACAAGAAATATTTAAACCTGACAGATTTGCTATCTCAATACCAGAAGATAAGTATGATGATGGATCTTATGAACCTTTTATTGATTTGTGTTTGATGTCATTATGTTCTGGTGCTATAATTGCAAATAGTTCGATGAGTTGGTGGGGTGCATGGTTACAGAATAAAAAAGGTAAAGTGATTGCACCTAAAACATGGTTTGGTCCTGCATATCCAAACAATGACACTAAAGATCTATACTTAGATGATTGGATATTAATGTGATGGATATATCTTTTATTATTCCAATTCGTATAGAATCTAATGATAGGTTAAGGAATTGTATTTCTATACTAACTTATCTTTCAAATACAATTCCGACAGCAAAAATTTATTTAAAAGAAGTTGATAGTGAATCTATTTTTAAAAATGTAGCATATCCAGAAATTAAAAAGTATGCTGATACTAGTAATATTATTCATACTTTTGAATACAAAGATGCTAATACATTATTTCATAGAACAAAATATATTAATGATTTATTTGACCAGACTAAATCTAAAGTTGTTTGGCATTATGACGTAGATGTAATTTTTCCGAAAGAAACTTATACAGAAACTTATAAGTTAATAGATGAGCAAGGATATGATTTTGTATATCCCTATGGATGTGGTGTGTATCAAAATGCAGTCAACTATAATCAAGAAATATATTTAAAGTTTATTCAATCCAATTTTGATTTATCAATATTAAAATCTAATTCTTTTAGACTACCATCAACTGTAGGATTCTCTCAAGTATTCAATCGACAGTCATATATCAATTTTGGTATGATGAATGAAAACTTTATGTCATGGGGATGTGAAGATTGTGAATTATACTATAGAATGATGTGTTTACAGTATAAAGTTGGTAGAGTATGGAGTGATCTTTATCATTTAGAACACTCAAGAACTTTCAATTCTCATTATAGTAATCCTAAGTTTATTGAGAACGATAAGTTATGGCAATGGTTTAGGAAACAAGATAAAGATACGATAAGAAATTACTATGAGAATCAAAAGTATCTTAGAGAGAGGTTATCTAAATGAAAGCATTAGTTACAGGACATCTTGGTTTTATAGGAAGTCATGTTTACGAACATCTCCTATCACAAGGACATCAAGTTGACGGATATGATATTCCACACGATTTGGGTGATTTTAAAACAAATAAAAAATATGACGTAGTGATACATCTAGCAGCAAATGCTGCAATACGTGAGGCAATTGAAAATCCTGATTTATTTTGGGAGAATAATGTTGTAAAATCTAAACCAATATTTGATTATTGTAGAGATAATAATGTGAGATGTTTGTATGCAAGTTCTGCATCTGTGTATGAATGGTGGATAAATGCCTATGCAATATCTAAAAAAGTAAATGAGATTCAAGCACCACCTAATAGTGTGGGTATGAGATTCTTTAATGTATGGGCAGAAAAGGTAAGTCGTTCTGATATGTTATATCGTATGTTAGAAGAAAAAACTGCAACTTATCTGACAAGACATAAAAGAGATTGGATTCATGTTCATGATGTTGTAACTGCTATTGCAACTTTGATCCCTAGCAGTTATAATGGAGTATTAGATGTTGGCACAGGAAATCCTGTATCAGTTATTGATCTCGCAACTAAGATGGGAATGGGTGACCTACCTATTAAAGAAGACACACCAGGTGAAAGAGATATCACTTGTGCCGACATTTCACAATTAATGGAACTTGGTTGGGTTCCAACAATAAACATTCTTGATTGACATGGACAAAAACAAATCAGCATATAAACTCAAGGGGTTGCCACCGATTTATTATATCAATTTAGATGGTGAACCAGAAAGAAAAATTTATATGGAATCTCAACTTAAGTATTGGGAGATAGAAAACTATGAAAGAATCTCTGGATACGATGGTAGAGAGGATGATTTAAGTGATATTATAAAAGGTAGGTATCCAGAAAATATGTCTTCTGGAGAGATTGGATGCACTACCTCACATTTGAAAGCAATTAAACATTGGTATGAAACATCAGATACTCCTTATGCAATTATTGCAGAGGATGATCTTAACTTTGAAACTGTAAAATCTTGGAACTTTACCTGGAAAGATTTTTATTCAAGAATACCTTATGATTGGGATGTAGTACAAATAGCAATCATATGCACAGGAACATTATTTGCGATCTTACATAAAAGATTTGTAAACGATTTTTCTACAGCAGCATATTTAATTAACAGGCATCATGCAGAAAAGTTGTTAAAGTTTCATGTGCATGGAGATAAGTATAAACTTGATCAAGGTGTGAAACCTAGAGCAGTTGCGGATGATTTAGTTTACAATTCTGGCAATACTTATTCTGTTCCCCTTTTACTTTACAAATTAGAAATGGGTTCATCAATACATCCAGATCATATAGAAATATTTCATAGACAGAATCATGAGGGTATCTTAAACTTCTGGCAACAAAACGGAGTTAATCTATCAATTGATACTTTAATGAATTATGATCCGTATCTTGGTAGAATAACCGAACCTCAACAACCAAATCAACCAACTTAGATTAGTTTATTTTATAGGGACCATAAGGTCCCTTTAATTTTGTTCGGATATCACTATGTAAAGTTTCTTGACAAAATTTAACATTTTATATATAATATAGTTACATAACTTAATAATTCAATGACAACAGTTACAGAAGGCGGTGGCCGTCAAAACATGTATCCAACAGAGACACGTTCTTATATTGACGAGTCTATCTCCTACGAGGGATATCCACAAAACGCTGAGAAAGTAAATGGTCGTTGGGCAATGATTGGTTTTGTTGCACTTATCGGTGCATATACAACTACAGGACAAATTATTCCAGGTGTATTTTAATGATTGATACAAAACATCACTATTGGAAGTATGCAGAGAAGGTTAATGGCCGTCTTGCAATGCTTGGTTTAGTAATCGGCACAATCAATTATGGTCTATTCGGATGGATAGCACCAGGTTTATTTTAAAATGAAACTCGTTTCACAATTCACAATTACAAAAAGGTACAAACTCATGACACCAGAAGCAGAAAGATTTAATGGTTGGGCAGCAATGCTTGGATTCGTAGCAGCAGTCGGTGCTTACGCAACAACAGGAAACATCATTCCAGGTATCTTTTAATGAACAACAAAGATATCTTCTTTAAGGCACAAGGTCGTGCAGCAATGATGGGATTCATATTTTTAACTGGATCTTACATCTTAACAGGTCAACTCATTCCAGGTTTCGTATAATGTTTGGAACAAGAGCACAAGACGTAGAGAACGTCTCACAGCAGGTTAGAAAACAACCTGAGAAAGAAAAGATTGTAGCAGAGCGTATCAACGGTCAGGCAGCAATTCTAGGATGCGTGGCACTTATTGGTGCATACGCAACAACAGGTCAAATTATTCCTGGTATATTCTAATGATTAAAAGAGTAAAGAGTGCTAGACCATTTTTATATTTTCTCACCCTTTACTTTGTGGTGGGATCCTGTGTATCAGGAACTTGGGTCTAAATTTTTTTTCACTCAAAACTTTACAAAACTAAATAATTATTCGTAAACGTTTACAATAGGTGTATGATAGAACTTCAACTAGTAGCAAATTCATTTCCAGTGTGGAAAGCAGTGCTCTGGGTTTTTTACCCAATGACAGTGCTTGTTGCTCTAGAGGTGTTCTTAAATTCAGTTAATGATGATGATGACGATGATGGAGGTGGTGGAGTAATGCAACCTGTATACTCAGGTGCAAATGCTTGACAGAGAGTAAAAATACCTATATAATATTAATAAGTATTTTTACCTATCATGTATCAAACAATTTTTATCTCTGGCATCGCTGCATATATTTTTCTTAACGACTCAATCCTACAATACGTTTATTCTTAAACACAAATAGCTGAGGAGCACAAGCATAAATGACTCAATTTTTATTAAAGAACGCAGGATTTATGCCTGTGTTTGAATTTATTTTTTTCCTGGCAGTTGGTATTACTGCAGGATCATTGGGGTTAATCTAATGACTTATCATGATGTTATGGAAGTATACAAACGTCCAATGTCGGTCAAGTATATTCCTTGGATTTATACAGGTTCAATAATAATAATACCTTTAAGCATAGCAGGTTTAACATGATTCCTTTATTATTAACAGCATCAAGTTTCTTAAACTTTGCCTTCTACATATATGCAATAGGATTTGTAGTTGCACTAGGTTTGGAGCAGTTCGTGAAACAAACAGACAATCAAAAAAATATCTTTATTGTACAAACAAATAGAAGATATCTTTGGAGACAGACATGGATTGTAAATGTTAATTGGTTTCTATGTAATGTAGGATTATACTTTTTTACAAAGAACATGCAACCTGTAACAGATAATTTTTGGCAAGGTATGTAAGATGATTAGTTATTCACATATATTTCAAATGGTCGGCATGATATTAGGAGGAACCGCAATGGTAACTCTGTGTTGGATCACAATGATGTCATACATGATGGAAGAATAGTAATGTTATAGTTCTCAAACATAATAATATCTTATCAGACACTCTGTGCTTAAATACGTACAGAGTGTTTTTATTTTTATGAACGGTAGACTAGACAAGGTTGCTATGACTAATAAACTCATGCAACTGAAAAGAGAATTACACTACAAATGCGAGATAGGTGAGAAGGGAGAATGGGAATGTAATGGTGCGAATGAGTATCTTAATAAGGTATTTGATGTCTTAGATGAATATTGGCAATAACTGACATTTGACAACCTCACGGGATCATGCTATAATAAATATCATTACATAGAACGAAGGCCCGAAAGATCGTCCCCTGCGTAGAATGTAAAAATCTTATTGTCGAAAGATTTTCCATCCGCAGGTTTTTTTGTCTGCGAGATACTTATAAAAAAATGTTTACAAAATCAACAATCGCTGCAGCAGCAGCATCTCCATTCCTATTCGCTGGTGCAGCCTTTGCTGGTCCATACGTGAATGTCGAAGCAAATGGTTCATACCCTGATGGTGCATATACATCTGGAAATATTGAACTTCAGGTTGGATATCAAGGAACAACTACAAACGGAATCAATTGGTACGCATCTGTGGGTCCTAAAGTTACTCATACAGAAACTGCTGATGAGTTCGGTGACGTAGAAATCGCTGGATACTTAGGTGGTGGTAAGTCACTAACAGAGAAAACATCTGTATACGGTGAAGTCTATGGTGCTTCAAACAATGACGATGTAGATTGGTCAGGAAAAGCAGGTCTTAGATACACATTCTAAATAACTGTGTTCGAGATGGATCAGACCTCTGCATTGCAGGGGTCTTTTT